TGTTGGTGGGCGACCTTTACCTTCTAACCTTATGATTGCAAGTTCTTTTTTGCCTAATTTTTTCTTTAAATTGTAAATTAAAGATTTTTTACCAATGTACCTTTTGCCCGTTGGGGTGTGGGTTGTTTGATAGATGAAACCAAATGCACCTTCTGGAAGGTCATTAATTTCTTGTATATGTTTGTCTTGATAGTACCATTGCATTTAAACAATGTACGAAGATTATTTTAAATAACCAAATTTATCTTATTAAGCAATTACAGTTGTAAAGTATCCTAAAAATTTATTAGCATCTCGTTTTGTTAATACTATAGCTGTTTTAGCAGGTACAGTTGCGTGTGCATCTTCTGCTAATCCCCCTATTACATCACCACTTGATGGATATACCCTTAATGCAGTTGATGCTGCTTCATTATGTACTGTAACTGTTTGTCCAATAGCTAAAGTAGTTAAAGCAGGAAGTCTAACTCCTTTTGCTGCGTCATCTGTTGTTGCAAATATTACACTTGTTGCATCTACTGCTGCTGCACCAGCTAAATTATCACCTCCTGCTGCTTTTGTTGAAACTGTTTCTACAAATGATTTAGCAATAATGGTTCCACTTGAACTTATGTTTCCTGAGGCTGTAATGTGAGACAAAGTTTGAAGTCTACCACTAGCAGTAATATGACCTACTGCACTTATATTTCCACCTGCATCTAAATTACTTCCGCTTATGTCTCCTGAAGCTGAGATAAAGCTAAAAAATACATTACTTGTAGTAGTAACATTTTGATCCATATCATATAACTCATTAGCACCTTGACCTGTGTTTACTGTTGCAAAAACAACTGCGTCAGCTTCTCTAACGTTTTGATCCATTAAATGGACTTCTGTAGCTCCCTGTCCTGTATTAACTGTTGCAAAAACAACTGCGTCAGCTTGTCTAACATTTTGATCCATTAAATGGACTTCTGTAGCTCCCTGTCCTGTGTTTATAGTTGTTGATACTAAAGCTCCTACTGTTGTAGCTCCTGCTGCTAAAGTACCTGCAGTTTTGATGTTACCTGAAGCTGTTATAGTATTTACAACTAATTGGCTCCATTCTTTTGAACCAGATCCTAAATCAAATACATCATCTGTACCTGGTATTAATGAACCACTAATTACTATATTTCCATAACCATTTCCATCAATTCTACTTGAACTTATTACAGCAAGTGAGCCTGTTCCTGTTATTGCTAAGTTTCTAAATGTTACATTACTTGTAGTAGTAACATTTTGATTCATGTCGAATAACTCATTAGCACCTTGACCTGTATCAACTGTAGCAAAAACGACTGCATCTGTAGTTTTAACATCTTGATTCATTAAATGAACTTCAGTAGCTCCTTGACCTGTGTTAATTGTAGTAAAAACAACTGCATCTGTAGTTTTAACATTTTGATTCATACCATATAACTCATTAGCACCTTGACCTGTGTTTACTGTTGCAAAAACAACTGCGTCAGCTTCTCTAACATCTTGATCCATTAAATGGACTTCTGTAGCTCCTTCACCTGTGTTTATAGTTGTTGCAACAAGAGCTCCTACTTGTGCTCCTCCCGCTACTATTAAACCTGAACTAGAAATGTATCCACTTGCACTTATATTTCCTGAGGCTGTGATATGTGATAATGTTTGAAGTCTACCACTTGCTGAAATAAATCCTGTTGCTACTATGTTTCCACTTGCGCTTATATTTCCGTGAACTATAGATCCTGAACTTAATATATTACCTGAAGATGTTATATTACCTCTTACATCTAAACTTATACCACCTTCAGCTGAACCCGATATTAATACTACTCCTGAGTTTATAGGGGATGATGGTGCTAAATCTAGATTTAATAGAATTTTTCCTCCGGGTCCTGTGTTTTTAATAATAGTATCTCCATTACTATTAATTATTGATAAATCTCCAGTACTATTAGATATTGTACCATCTGTATCAGTATGTTGTATATTTAATCTACCTACTCCTGCTGAAAGTAAAGAACCAAAAGCTAAATTTTTACTTGCAATAACTTTTGCTGTTATGTTATCTGTGCTAAATACAGGATGATTAAAAATACCAGAACAAGTAATTGTTCCTGTTGAAATAGAGGGTGATTTTACAAAAGTTCCTGTTCCTCCTACTACTAAACCTGAACTAGAAATGTGTCCACTTGAACTTATGTTTCCTGAGGCTGTTATGTGGGATAAAGTTTGAAGTCTACCGCTTGCTGAAATAAATCCTGTTGCTATTATGTTTCCACTTGCGCTTACGTTTCCATGTACTATAGATCCTGAAGTTGTCATAGTTCCTGAAGCTGTTACATTTCCTTGTAAACTTATTTGAGGACTAGTTATAGTTACATCCCCTGCATTTATTGTAGTGACTCCTTGTACATCTATATCTAAAACACCTGCATCAATGTCCAAAATAGAACCTGCAGCTGCATTTGCATCTATAAGAATTGCTTGTCCTGCTGTGTGGGCTGAATGTAATGTAATAACACCATCTGTGGGTGTTGTAGTTAATGTGATTTGTGTTCCATCAATTGTTACTACACTAGAAGCATTAACATCAAATACAGGCCCATTCATTGAGAATGAACCAGTTACGTTTAAATTATCATTAAAAGTTATTGTTTGACTTGATTCTCCTGCTGATTGAAAATCACTTGCAAAAATTGTTCCACTTGCACTAATAATACTTGCTGTTATAGGTAATACAAATTTAGTTTGTCCTACAATAGTTCCTCCATCTTCTAAGTTTAAATTACCATCTATTAATTCCGCAAATTGTAAAGCTGAGGGTTTGTCTCCCTTTTGGAAATAATTTTTTAAATTTGTTCTGTTAGTAGGCATGATGTTTTTATTTATAAATATGAATTATTTTAAGTATCCCAACGAAGTACAAAAGTAGTATCAATTTCATTAGAAGTTCTAACTGGTTGACCAAGTTTACCAACTACTAATAATTCATTTTGTTCATTATATAAACCAACTGTTGTAACGTAAGGTTGAAAAAGTGAAGATGTTGTAAAATTAGCTAATTCATGAGAATCTTGGGTTCTAATTTTTCTTGCTGAAATGTTTAATGTATCATTAAATTCATATTCATCTACTGTACATTGATATTCGTTTTCATATATTAAATGTGAACCTTGAAATTGAATTTTATTTTCTACTGGTGCAAATAGATTACTTATATTAAGTCTTGCAAGAGCTCTATTATCAAATCCTCCTACAAAAGCTCCTGTACCTGAATTTGCAATATACACATATCTTCCATTTTTAGAAAATCTTAAAGCTTGAAGAGCAGCTCTATCATCGTATGTTATAGTACCTGGAGCATTATCATTACGTAAGTCCATTTGTTCTAATATTCCTCCTGGTTTTGCTAAAGATTTTGATTTTTTATAATTGGCTGATGTTATATCAAAGGGGATTGTTAATTTATATTCCCATATTCTAGGACCCTGTCGTTCAAGAACTGGATCAGTTACTGAAGCTCCAGGAAGCCAACCATTACTAGGGTCTCCAAAAGTTCCCCATCCTCCTTGTTTAAAACGAAATCCAAATGGTTGTGATATACTAGTCATTCTACTTAATAGATACATTCTAGTTCCTTTTTTATTAAAAGTTATGCTTTTAACTTGTAGAGGAGATCCTTCAGGAGAAGGTAAATCTAATAAATCTAATTTTTTTCCTGAATGGTTGTATTTTTCTGGTATTGCATTAGCTAAAGTAATGTCTGTTGTAGTACCTGATCTATTAGCAAGTTCGAATAAACCTGTTGTTTGAATGGTAGATATGTCAAAAGCTACTGTTAAATTGTGTTCTATTATATTATAAGATGATTTAATACCATCGTTTATAGCACCAGGATATCTAGTAGGGCCGAATTCATTATTATGCCATACACCAGCATCCCATCTTACTCTATCTACTTCATGTACTGTAAAGAATTTTGTACCGTCTGTTGAAAATGTAAAAGCTTGTGGTGATATTCCTCCCCATCGTTTATAATTTTGACCAGAATATGCACTATCATCATATCTTGCATTATATTTAATGTATGTTGTATCATATACTTTGGAATCTTCTAATTTTAAAGAACTAGTTCCTGAAGGGTTAGCTTTATTAATTACTGATCCACTAGATATATCAAAAAATTGATTCATAGGTATTTGAACTATTCCACCAAGAACACGGTGTTTATGTTTTTGATACGTTCCTGCATTATATCCAGCATCTAATTCGGCTCTAGTAGGATGTTCTGATCCTGATAAATTACTGTATCCTTTTCCTATAAAGTATAAAAATGTTCCTGAAGGATGAAATTTTATGTCTTTAGGATTCATCCATAAGTAAGGAAGAGAAGAAGATATAACAGCGTATGTTTTTTCTGCAGCAGTAGCGTTGTCTATAGATGAAGTAGCCGAGTGTAAATCAAAAGGTGTACTCATATTAAACTGATAAAGATGAGTAGGAAATTTATGTTTTAAATTTTGAGAAACTGCTCCTGCTGCGTTATGGTTAGCAACATAATATCTTGTTCCATCTGGTTTAATGTCAAGTCCATTTGTAAAAGATAATGGAATAGTTGGATCAACTTGAGTGTAAGTAAAATTTTGCATTCTTTGATCAATAGTATCAGATCCATTAAAATCAAAAGGTTTTATTTTTAAAGAAGGTACATCTATATTTTGTGTTGTTGGTTTTGTAAGTACTACGAAACCATTTTGATAGAATATATTTCCTATATAGGGAGAAGCATCTATACTTTCTGATATATTTTTTATAGAAGCTGTATTATAATTATTATTCCATATGTTTATGCAACTTAAAGATCCATTAAAAAATCCTACATCTGGTAATGAATTATTAGCGTCTTTTTTACTTAAAACACCTTTTGAACCTACATATAAGTTAGCTAAATTTCTTGTTTCTTCTAAACTACTATCAGATGCTTCCATAATTTTATTTCCATCTAAATGTATTTCCATTGTAGATGATGATTTTTGACAAAAAATATGGTGTTGTTCAGGATGGTTTGAAGAACCTGTTATAATGCTACTTATAGTTATTGTATTTTTTCCGTCTGATCTTGCAAAATATAAAGATTGACTTTGCATGTAAATTTCAAATGGAAATTGAGGTTGAGATAATGTATCTAAAGGTTGAGAAGAACCTAATTTTGTAGTGTTTTTAGTTGTTTGAGTTCCCGGATTTAAATCACTTGGAGACACTGTTTGTGTTCCACTTTTACAAATAATATATCGTTTTGTTTTATCATAAGTTTTATTGCCTACTCCTTTTGGAATTTTTCTTACAGGTAAAAAGGTTGTTGGTGTTCCAGTAGTTGTTAATTGTTTAGATTGTTTTCCCCCAGTAACTGAACCTGAAATATACGCTAAAAAGAAATCTTCAAATGGGTTTGGGGCTTCTGTAGATGTTAATAATTTGCCAAGAATCCCATCTAAATTAAGAGAATTATCTAAATTTGTAAATAGGGGGTTAGTTGTAAGGTTAGAGTTAAATATGTTTAAATTAGTGTCAGCTGAATGGATTTCTGTTAGTGTAGGAATATACCAATCAGTGTATCCATTATTACTAAAATTACCCATAAAATTACCTAAAAGTCCAGGAGCATTTGAATCTGCATTTGTCATGTTTA